ATTGGTCCGTCGTGTGTTTGCTGAAATCGCTGCGAAAGAATTCGTAAGCGTTCAACCAATGAATCTACCATCCGGTCTAATCTTCTATCTAGACTTCAAGTATAGTACAACCGCTCCAAACCAAGACTTGCGCAACTTGAACAACGGTAGTTCTAAGACTACACGTGCAGGTAAGCAATTGAACGACAGTTTGTTCGGTGGTACAGGCAAGAAATTGGGTTCAACTGATAGCGCAGTACGTGGTCTATACGGTCAAGGTGCTTATGCTTATTCAATTCGACCAGTAAGTAGCTCTGCTATTACTTTGACAAGAAGTGCTACAGCAACCTCAACTGGTAACACAATTCAAACAGCATCATGGAACGACGTTCAATTTGATGCCGATTTAAGTCAATCAGTAGCAAACAAGAAGTTGTTCAAAGTAACTTTGAACCACGACGACAATACTTCTGGTATTGCTGCAAACGGATATGTATACAATGCTGATTTGAATGCAGTACGTTCATTCAACTTGATCACAGGTTCAGGTGCAGGCGGAAATACACCAGTATCTCTAGTAAGCAATGGTTTGGTATTGAATACATTCTCCAGAGCAATTAACACTGGTAGTTTAGGCGATCCATTCTATCAAAGTGTATACATCGTATCCGCATCTAATAGTGCTTTTGCTGGTACAGGCCTGGCAGCTGGTAAAGTTAAGTTGATCTATAGTCTACAACCTACCGATAACCTACGTGGTGATTTCGAAGCTGGTAAAACCCCAGGTGAAGGTTCTGGTGCCTCTGGTAACGTCCCTACACAAAGCATCGATACTGATATCAGTATCCCAGAAGTCAACTTGGTACTAAACAGTGAACCAATCGTTGCTAAGACACGTAAGTTGAAAGCCGTCTGGACCCCAGAATTGGCTCAAGACTTGAATGCTTATCATAGCATTGATGCAGAAGCAGAATTGACTGCTCTATTGAGTGAATATGTATCTATGGAAATCGATCTTGAAATCCTAGACATGTTGAACGAATCTGTTGAAGGTGTAACTACCGAAGCTTGGTCCGCCCAAATCGGTGTTGAATTCAGCAAGACATTGAATGCAACCACTGGTGAAGCACTCTTCACACGTAATGCAAACAGTTCACCAAATCGTACTGCTTACGTAAAGAGCACTTGGTTCCAAACTCTTGGTAACAAGATTCAAAAGGTATCTAACACAATCCAAAAATTGACCCTCCGTGGTGGTGCTAACTTCTTGGTCGTAAGTCCAGACGTAGCAACCATCTTGGAATCAATTCCAGGATATGTAGTAAATACCGACGGTGACAGTGCTAAGTTCGCAATGGGTGTTGCAAGAGTTGGTAGCTTCGCAAGTCGCTTCCAAGTTTACAAGAACCCATATATGACCGATAATATCGTATTGGTTGGTTTCCGTGGAAATAACTTCCTAGAAACAGGCGCAGTATATGCTCCTTATATCCCACTAATCCAAACTCCATTGGTCTATGATCCAGTGAACTTCACTCCACGTAGAGGTGTAATGACCCGCTACGCTAAGAAGGTAGTGCGCCCAGAGTTCTATGGAAAAGTTATTATCGGCGATCTCGATACCGTATAATACTTAGTAGAAATAAAATAACTCAAAAACCCCAACGAAAGTTGGGGTTTTTTCTTGCACTAATAAAAAATAATTGACATTACCATAGAACTTGTATATACTTATATTATATGAAAAGTGGTATATACAAAATTACAAATGTTAAGAATGGCAAGTTTTATATTGGTTCTGCTAAAGATATTGATCGTCGTTGGTGGGAACATAAAAATGATTTAAAAAAGAATAAACATAAGAATCCTAAATTACAACACGCTTGGGATTTTTACGGGGAAAACAGTTTTGAATTTATTATATTAGAAAATGTAATAGAATGTGAATTGTTTAAACGAGAACAATTTTATTTAGATATGTTTAAACCCTATATGCGTGATATAGGTTATAATATTACCCCAACCGCAAGTGGAGGCGATAATTTTACACATAATCCTGATAAAGAAGAAACTCGTCAGTTACTATCTGATATTAATCTAGGAGCTAAAAATCCTATGCACGGTAAAAAGCATAGTGATGAGGCTAAAGAAAGGCAACGTGATCGTGCAGTGGGACGTTATACTTTGACGTGGTTTGTTGACAAGTATGGAATTGAGAGTGGTACACTTAAGTATAAGGAGAGAAATGACAAGTTGGCTAATCGTAATATTAATTACAGTTATGATAATGGATTAAAAGGTAAAAAGCGTGGTGCTATGAGTGATGAAATGAAATGTAAGATTAGTGAACAAAAGAGAAATTTTGCGCTTAGAAAGAATGAATTTATTGATGATTTAAAGAGTGGTAGTTTTACTAATAATGCATTAAGTGAGAAGTATGGAGTATCATTAACCACAATTAAATTACATAAAAGAAAATATTAATTATTCAAAAAATTCGTTGGTAGAATTTACAACTATTTCTTGCACTTCTTCTTTGAACGAAGTATCTTTGGGGTAAGGTAGAACTTTATGTTTAAGAGATTTAACCAGTTTCTTATTTTCTATCTTGTTGCTAATAAACTTGATATAACGATGTTTACCGCTTTCACGTTTGCGCCAAAATGTTCTACCAATACGTTCTTTTAATTTATCTACACTGTGTGTTTTCCAACGTGCATATACACTTCTACTATGTATCCAATCATATTCAGTGGGGCCAACTAAACTAACACTATAGTTAGGCATTATTGCGATATCCACGTAGTTATCACCTTGATATACAAATCCAGTTGCTTGATATATTGTACCAACGTGTCCCGCTTCACTATCTGCATAACTAAGAATACATTTTATTTGTGGATAATCTGTGTTTAATAATCTAAAACTTTCAGCTATACAATAGCTTTCTATATTTTTACCATAACCATCTGCAATCCACAGTCGTGTTAATTCCAACACATTGTTATTAGTAAGTAGAGGACATATGCTGGTACTTGCATTTCTACCCACGGCATTTCCATATACTAATACACCTATTAGGCGTTCGTTAAAACCACCAAAGAATGTGCTTTCAATGTACTCTTTATAATAAACTCCATACGCTACAGTACAAAGAGACCACTTGTGTGTATAATGGTTTTTTTCAATAAGAGTTTTTGCAACATTTTTATTGATACTTTTGAGATAAAGTAATGAAGTATCACAATATTCGGACATTTACCCATTATAAACCTATAATAAAGAATGTCAACATTTATATTAAATAAAACAAGCCTTTTGAATTATAAACTACAATTCTAGTCTTGGTAGTATCATCTTTAATAATACCAAGTTTATCTGAAATTTGAAATGGTCCTGGATGATTACTTGTACGTACACCCATTACTTTATCTTTTATTTTATATACATCCAAATCTGTATTAACAACACTCGCGTGATATTGTCTTCCCAAAGGTATCATTTTCATAATGGTTTATTTATTGTTGTTTCTGCTTTTGTTACTCTGCTAGATGGAAATGATTTATTACCAAACTCGGTACCGTGTAAACTGTACAAATGCATTATTACGCCGTGTTTTACAATTACATCACCCAAATCATTTACCAAAACGTATGCTGGTCTATCATATTTCAACATTACAGCTGAACTAACTAATAAATGATTTGTTTCACCCGCATCCATTACTCTTTGAGCATAATTGATTCCATCACCGCTTATATTAAGATTTCCATTGATATCTTCCATTGGAATTACAGGTCCACAGTGTACACCCATTCTCATTTGTAAGTCGGGTCTATCTTTTACTGCTTTAGCTATAGCAACGGCACAATTCATTGCATCTTCCAAATAAGTGAAAAATCCCATTACCATACCATCTCCAGTGGGTAATATAATCAACTTTTCAAGAGCATTAGCTGTCTTATATTGCATTGTAGATTTAACTAGTGTACCCAAGTCTTTACAAGCCTTCTTTTGTTCATCGGTGGTTTTTTTACTGTATGCCACAATATCCATAAAGAATATAAAACCTTCTTGTTCAGTATCTAACTGTAATCGTCCTGATTTGACTTCCACGTCGATCTTGTCAACTTTACGAACTATTTGTTTGACTGGTTTTGGTACTTCAACCTTTGGTTGTTCTTCTTTCTTTTCTACAACCGGCATATTCTTTAATTTCAAGAAATCTTTCCAATTAATCTTTTTTGTTGGCGAATCTTTCTTTTTTGGTTCTTTTGCAGTCTGTTCTGCTTCTAGTTTCTTTATTGCTTCTTCTTCACGATTACGTTTTTCAATAAACAACGCAATTTGTTTCTTAACTTCATCTGTAATATAAATGTTTACATCTTTACCATTACCACCG